TTGCTCTCTTAAATAATTTGATATAAAATTAAACAGGAGTAATTATGCCAGGAACTAGAAATATTGAAATTTATCAAGGTGATAATTATTCTCATCAATTAACATTAAAGAATAATGCAAATGCGGTTATAAATATAACATCACGCACATATGCTGGGCAAATAAGGAAAAGAAGAACAGCCACTGCCGTTACTAGTACATTTGTAACAGAAATAACAGACGGTGCTAATGGAGTTGTTGTATTTTCTTTACTGCCAGCAGCAACAGCCAATATTGCAGCCGGGTCTTATGTGTATGATTTTCAAGAAACCAACGGTGCTGTAGTAACAACTTTGCTAACTGGAGTGGTAACGGTTACAGGTGAGGTAACAAGGTAATGGCAGATTTAACTACTGTTCAAATACAACCAGCTGACATTTCTAATGTATCTCAAATTGTACAGACTACCGTTTTAACACAAAGTAGTGGTACAATTAATTTAGCAAGTTTAAGTTTAAGCAATACGGCTCCTGCTGATGTTGCAAGAACAGCAGGTGTCGGCTCTAGTAATGTAGCCGCCAGAGCTGATCATGTACATAGCGCTGCGGATTTATTGTTAGACGGAGGTAATTACTAATGGCAAATACACTAAGGATTAAGCGCAGAACATCTGGCGCGGCTGGCGCTCCATCCACAATAGAAAATGCGGAATTGGCATTCAACGAAGTAGACGATATCCTTTATTATGGTGAAGGCACTGCTGGGGCTGGGGGGACTGGTACGGCTCTGGCGATTGCGGGACCGGGTGCTTTTATCACACTAACTAGTGCTCAATCAATTTCTGGCGCTAAAACATTTTCTGGAGCAGTTATTGTTCCGGCACCGTCTTCGGCAACTCATGCCGCAACTAAATCATATGTTGATAGTGCTATTGCAGGTGTTGCCACAACATTTACAGTTGCTGGTGATTCTGGAAGCCAGACAATTACAAGCGGTACAGACACCTTAACAATTTCTGGAGGCACGGGTCTTACATCGGTTGCAGGTGCAACCGATACAGTTACAATTAACCTTGACAACACGGCGGTTACGGCTGCTGCATACGGGGCAGCTGGCTCTGTTGCGACATTTACTGTAGACGCACAGGGTCGTTTAACTGCCGCTAGCAATGCAGCAATTGCAATTACAGCATCTCAAATTACTGACAGGACATCTGCTCTCGTTACAGGGCTAACAGGCACGGCAAATGAAATTACTGTTTCCAATTCTGGTGTCGGTGCAGTAACACTAAGTCTTCCAGCAAACGTAACAATTTCAAACAATCTTGTCGTTACTGGAGATTTGACTGTTCAAGGCAATACAACAACTTTAAATACAGCAACTCTTGTTGTTGAAGATAAAAATGTTATTATTGCAAATATTGACAGCCCAACAGATGTTACAGCAGATGGTGCTGGTATTACAGTTAAAGGGGCAACAGATAAAACATTTAACTGGGTTGATGCCACCGATTCTTGGACATCATCGGAACATATAAATATTTTAGCAGGAAAAGTTTTTAAAATTGCTGGCACCACGGTATTAAGCGGAACAAACCTTGATAATGTGACTGTAGACGGTGGTAGTTTTTAATTAGGAGAGACAATGGCTAACATTGTAAAGCTTAAAAGATCAGGAACTGCTAACGCCGCCCCAGTTGGTAATTCACTGGAGCACGGAGAGTTGGCAATCAATTATGCTGATGGAATTTTATTTTATAAAGATGCAAGCAATACTGTTATTTCATTTAACATAACAGATGCAATAGCCAATTCAAATCTTGATACAGAGGTTGCCGACTTAGAAGTGTCAGTAGCCATGCAAACCTTTTAAGGTCTAAAACGCATTTTCTGTTATAATTGGTTATTATGGATGATGTAAAAATCAATACAAGTAAGACATTAACCCTTACCCTGCCAAGCGATCCTGCATCCAATATTGTATCCACAAATTTATATCACGAATTTGGCTCACAAGTAAGCGGCCCAACAAATGCTACAAGAACAAGCGCAGGCGTATATACAATTACCTACGGTCAGCAAGCATCCGGTGTTTATGTTTTAAATTCTGCCGGGAGACATAGAGTTGATTTTACTTACACAATAAGTGGCACATCATATACTCAATCTCAATATATAAATGTTTATACTCCTTATTGCGATATTGATATATTTTTTGGAGAACATGCTGAACTTGAAACCAATTTTTATGACAAATTTGATTCTTATGAAAAAAAAGTTAGAAATATAATTAATACATTTTGTGGACAATCTTTTGATTTTTATTTTAATAAATTTTTTATATTAAATGGAAATAATAAAAGCACACTACCTCTTCCCTTACCAATAGTAAATTTAAAAACAGTAACTATGAATGTTGGTGATGAGGATGAAACGCTGTTGCATGATTCAAACAACTCTTCGGTAAATAACATAGAAAAATGCCGAGAGCCTTTTAATTTTCAGTCATCAAACTGGATTCAATTTAAAAACTCCTATTTAGATAGTGTACAAAAAATTGTTGTAACTAATAAATTTAATTCAGACGATGATTACAAAGTTGTTGGCGATTTTGGCTGGCAATTTGTTCCTAACAATGTTGAACAAGCATCTGATTTATTACTTCTTGACATGATGAACGACGATTCGGAATTTAGAAGGCATGGCATGACTACCGTAGATATGGATGTACTAAAGTATCAGACAAAAGATTCTTTTTATGAATCAACCGGGAATATTGATGCAGATATTTTGTTGATGGATTACACATTATTTATTATGGACTATGTGGTGTAATTATGGCCTATGGAACATATTTTCGCTTTACTCACAATGGGATTGTTTATACAAAAACGATTACAACAAACGCAGCAGGACAAAAATATCCAACATTTACAAATGCCGGAGTAATATATTTTCAATTTCAAACTCCTACGCTTTCTTCAACGGGTGGGGAAAAAAGAGTCGCTCCATACAACGAAAATATAGCTTACTATGAAGCAATTGTCCCTAACAAATATGATTCTTATATAACATTTTCTAACCGAATTGGATCTGTTAAAGATAGATACAATAATGCAATCAGTTCAGATGTTTATGAAATTATAGGTATACAACCTAAATTTTCTTTTTCTGGGAAAAAACATCATAACTTAGTTATGCTTAAAAGGGTAATCGAGCCTCAATGATAAAATTTACAATATTTCACGATATACAAAAATATATAGATCGTCTAAATACTGTTTCTTTAGACATACAGACAGCAGCGGCAGAGGCCGCTGTGGCGACTGCACTCAATTTAGAAGAAATTAACCCCCCATACGGTGTAGTAAATATATCATCTGATGGTAATGAGTTTACGATAACCGCAGACAATATTGGGTATCAAGAGGATGTTGTTGAAGAAGCAAAAGAGGTTTTCATAGATACATTCAATGAATCTTTCAAGAATTTAAGGGGTGTGAAATAATGGGAATTAGTGTTTACGATGTCAATACGCGAGTAAAGAATGACGCTACCGTTATATCAATTGCTGGGAAAACGATGAATTTTTTTCCTGTGGTGGCAACTGGGAACGAGCCAGCCCCCTTTGTTACATATTTATACCAGCCAAGGGTTCCCGATGTAGAGCAATACTGGGTGAGGTGCGACTATATAAGATATTCTATTTTTGATACAGATGCAGCAAGGCTTTTTGCTTTGTCAGAAAGATTTATTTCTATACTTTCAATTGGTGATTTAGTTGCTCAAACCGATGGAATTGTCAATACGGAAGTCAGAAATTTAAGTTCTTATATGATCGGATCAAGCTTGGCTGCCCCTATTGAAAAAGAAGGCTGGTATAGAATGAATCTTGATTTTAAAATTAAAAATGTTGATAATTAGTGTGGTATAATGGGTATTGCGGTAAAACGCATAAAAGAATTGTGTTATAATGAAATATGGGATACACTACAATTACATACATTGGAAAAGAATCTGGCTATGAGGTAAAAGTCTCTGGCAAGGTTTATAGTTTTGAATGGATGAAGGGTTTAGGTATCGGCAAACGTGAAAACGAAGTCGATATTGAGGATTCGCAAAAAATCGCCAAATGGCGAGATAAAAAAGGCCGAAAAATTTTTCGGCTAGATTAAATCAGGAGGATTTAAAATGGCAGTAACAGTAGCAAATATTGTTGTTGGTGAAGCCACAATTAAGCTTGGCACTAACGCAAACTCAACAACGATTGCAGCAATGAACAATTTCAATGATGTTGGTGCAACATCAAACGGTGTTGAAATTTCGTGGGAACCAGAAATAGTTGACATTGAAGTTGATCAATTTGGCGATGCCGCTAAGTTGATTCAATCAAAAGTAAAGGTTATGTTGAAGACAACCCTTGCAGAAGGAACTTTGACAAACCTTACAACGGCTTGGAACTACGACGATGGCGACATTGTGGCAACACAAGACGGTGCTTCTACACAAACTTTCAATTTTGGTACTCAATCGGTATACCCGAATGAGAAAGGAATTGTAGTAACCGGCGCAGCTCCGGGCTCAAGCGCAGCAGCGATTAAGACTCGTAAATTCTATGCCAAGCGCGCTGTTTCAATGGAATCGTCAATGATTTCCATGAAGCGTGCCGAAGCGACTATGTTTACGGTAGGTTTCCGCATTCTTCCAACCATTGCAGACAGTGGTTACGAATACGGCAAAATCGTTGACCAAACGTAATATTTAATAAAAATCAAATATAGTTTGTAAAAGCTTGAAGCTCCCTGGTAATTTGTGGTAAACTTATTACTTAGGGAGCTTCGGCTTTCTTCTTAACAAAAGGAACAGGTGATTAAATTGGGTAATATAAATAAAGATATTTTGGCCGGCAAGGAAATTCTGTTTGCTGATGGCAAGGTTCGTGTAATCAAGCCATTGACAATTCGTAGTCTTCGTAAGTTTATGAAAGTCGTTAAAGACCTCAAGACGGAAGATACATTGTCTGATGCCGATATTGATGTTATGGTTGAAGCTGCAGGCATTGCTCTGTCAGTTGTTGATCCAGAACTTGCTAATAACAGGGAAGCTCTTGAAGATGTGCTTGACTTGCGTTCATTCGGTGAAGTAATGTCGGCCGCAATGGGGTCAGACCCTTCCTTGTAAGCGGAGAGGATGGAGAACCTCTCGGCTGGGAGGACATCCCTCTCCTCAAGTATGAATCAGAATTGTTTGTTAAAATTGGTTCATGGTTGAATTTATATGAGTTAGAAAACAGTCTGACACTAAATGAACTGTTTTTATTATATCGCGCTTGTACGAACGAAACTTCCACAAGTATGAAGATTGCTGCAGCAGCACAGGGCGCTGATGTTGATTTTGAAGAAGACTGGTATGACCCTGCGCCTAAACCTCAAAAAACAGGAGCAACGGCTATGGAATTGCAATCTAAAGGCATTACTGGGTTTGGTATGGCTACAGATGAAGACAGAAGGCAAGCGTTCCCCGAGCTGTATGCTGATAAGCAATAATAAATTGCCTAAAATAGTTTATTGTGCGATAATTTATAGTACAAACTATGTCTGATGTTAGCGGAAATGAAGCGTCAATTAATATAAATGCCGTTGTCACGGACAACGCTACCTCCGCTACGGCTATCATCAACAACCAGCTCCAGGTTCTAGCCCAGAATATTGCATCTTTGGCAACAAGGGCACAGAGCGCCAGCAATTTAACAAGTTCTTTAAATAAAGCCTTGGGGTTAACGGCATCAGGTTCTTCAAGGGCAGGCGCTGAAGTTGGAAAATATTCAAGAAATATACAAATACTTGAGCAGTCTCTTAAAAACGCAAGAGTTGAAGCTGATTTTTTACAAAAAAATCTTAATGCAATTAAAGCTGCTAATACAACAAATCCCCAATTTGGGCAATACTTGCGACAATATTCATCTCATTTGAATTCCGCAATAATTAATCAAAAATCTTTTAATAAAGTTGTAAGGGGAAATGATTTAAGAAATTATGGTCAACAACTTAGGTCTGTTGGCATGGCCGCTCAGCAATCCGGTTATTATTTTTCAAGAAACTTTTCTGCTCCAATTATTTATGGTTTAAGAGAAGTGTTTTATAATTATGCAAAATTAGAAACACAAAATATTAGAGTTACAAAATTGTTGGCTGATAACTTTGTGGGAACGGCTACGGCTTCAAATATTGATTTAGCAAAAAAAGCCGTTGCTGAGCTGGGTATTGAGTTAGACAAGATAACCGCAAAGTGGGGTATCTCAAGATTACTTGTTCAATCTTTGGCTGGAGATTATGCAGAACTTGGAATTGCCAGTAAAGATATGTTGTCAACAATGGTTTTGATTACAGCAGAAATGGAAAAACTTGGTAATTTGGATATTACTGCATCGCAAGAATTTGTTTCTTCAATGTATCAAAACATTTTGAAATCAAGAAGGGATCTCGGGATGAGTGTTGACTTGAACAACAAGTTGATATCCGACAGCATAACTGCCACATTACGAGGGCAGATGGCTATGTTCAACCTTGTTGAAAACAAAACTGTCATGTCGTTGAGAAATATAGCGGAAGCATTCCCTGAGGTCTCTGCGGCGGCAAACCTATTCGGTCTTAGTATGACCGAGGCTATTGCTTTGGTAACTCCTATGATTGCGGCTGGTTTTCAACTTGGTGCGTCAGCAAACTCAGTGAAAGTTTCTTTGCAGAGAATGAACGCAATGACAAAGCAAAATCAGCAAATGGTGGATGGTCTATCCAGCAGTATGGATGGGTTTAGCTACTCGTCAGGTGTTGGTATAAGCAATATTCAACAGCTTGTAGATGGGTTTAATGCTTTGAAGGATAATAAAGGGCAACAAGGTGTCCTTGAATTCTATTCAAGATTGTTTGGTGTTCGCCAAGGACCCCGTATGGCAACATCTATTTCGCAACTGGCTCAGTTCCAAGATGCTTTAAGTAATCTTGGCAGGGCGAGAGCGCCAGGTGTTCAGCAAACGCAGGAAAATATTATTGCAAAACAATTAGAACAAAGTATTAATATGCAATTGAAATTAAAAGGGTTTAATACAATTTCTATCAATACTATTGAAGATCTATCAAGAATAAACAAAATGGCTACATCAACAATTAAAGGCACAGACCAGCAAACTGCTCTGGCTGCGGCTGTTCAAAAGGGTCAGATAGACGCTCAAAATAAATTAAAACAAATGGCTTTAAAGTCTACACAAAATGCTGACTTCCTAGGAAACACTCAAACCGAAGTTGCAAAAATTTTTCTTGCGCAAGCTTTTGATGTAAACGAAATGGCTGGTTTAATGGTAGAAACTGAATTGCTTTTGGCTCAAAAATCTCCAGAAGTAAGATATAGACAATTAAAAGAGGGACTGTTGCAGATAGGTCGTGCTATTGTGCCGATTGTTGACAGTATTGTTGCCTTTCTTGTCCCAATAATTCAAAAATTTGCAACTTTTGTGCAAAATTTACCACAAGGTGTCAAGCAGGTATTAGGTAGCCTCCTTGTTATACTGGCACTGACTGGTCCATTTAAAATATTTTTAGGAACTTTAAAAACAATTCAGGGAATGTTTGCTTCAATGAAAGGAGCAAGGCTGCTTGGTTTTGGTAAAACTAAAAAAGAAATTTTGGACATTAAAGATATTCTTAGTCGCCCTGATATTTTAAAATTTAAAAAAGTTATTCAAATCCCAGGTAGCCAAGCATTCTATACAGAAGGAAAAATTCCAAATCGTTTTGATAGGTTTGCATCTAGAAGCAGGGTGCCCGATACATCGGGGTTGACACCAGAAACGGTAGAATTTTTAAAACAATCAAAAGCAATTCCTGGCGGAACTGGCGGAAGCCGCGTTCTTGATGCCGGAGGCAAAAAGTTGGTTGATAGTTTTGTTAAAAAATTTGAAAAAATATTACCAGGCACAACCGCATTTGTTCGTGATCTTCAAAACGGTATTAATTCTAATTCTGAAAATACAAACAAAGTTGCTGATGCTGTTAAAAAAGTAGATAAGTCAATTAAGGATTCCGCCTCAACTGCTGAGAAAACAGCAAAAAATGCAGCTTCAAAAATATCAAAAACTGTTGGGCATATATTCAAAGGACCGAACGAATTTATTGGCAACACTTTTATTGGTAACGCTGAAGGCAATCAATTCGGACCAGGCAGGGGGAGACCAGGAAGCGGTCCTTCTGCTCCATTTGTAAACCCAGCAGGCGGCGGTGGTGGTGGAAGTCCGGGTCCACGGTACAGGAATAATGTAGCGACTCCCGCCGGACCGATGTATGGACCACCACGAGATTTGCTATCGGCAATTAATAACCCAAATTGGGTAAGATTAAATTCAAAACGGTTTAGTTTATTTCCGCAACTGCCTCCTAGAACTTTCATTCCAGAAGCGCCAAGAAAAACTCCGCTTCTAGGAATGCCCAAACCAGTTCCTGTTCCTGGTTTTAAAATGACAGCTGAAGAGTTATTAGCATTTAATACTTTCCAGCAAATAATGTCAATACCAAGAAATGCTGTGTCTTCGGTAGTTACTATAACAAAAGCAGAAATTATTGATGTGATGCAAGTATTTGGTCATACTATTCCTGCTTTTTTGAGAAATATAAGCGAACAAAGACTTGCCCAAAAATTTGTAATACCAACTACTTTTAAACAAGATCTTTTTGAAGCTATTAAAAACCAACAAAGATTTTTTGAAGTTGTAGAATTCATGGATCGTGAAGGGCAGAATGTTAAAAGAACGGGGCTGAAGCTTTTCCCCGATAAATTTCTTAAAAGCAGACAAAACAGACCATTAATAATTGGTAGAAGTGAATCAAAAATACCAGCAGATGTTCAGAGATTAATGATATCAATGGCTCCCGAAGAACTGAGATCGGGGCTTTTAGCGCAAGCCAATCAAAGTATTTTGACTCTTAAACAGAGATATGGAATAGACCAAACTTACGATGTATCTGACGAAGATATTAAAAAGTTATTCATTGAAGCCAGAAAAGAAGCCGAAAGAGATCCTGAAGTTTATTCTAGAAAACCTATAGAACGGAAAAAAAATAAATTTATGAGTTCTCGTCCTGGTGCAGATATGGATGCAGAAACAATATCTCTTTTTGATCAAGCCGAAGAGCTTGCACAAAAAGCACATAATGAAGCAGTAGCGCTTCGTAAAGCAGAATACGACAACTATTTAGAAATAGTAGAGAGTCAAAAGAGAGCGTTTAAACTTGGAAGAGTTTCAACTATTCCGATTAGAAAAAAATTAACATCAGCAATATATAGGTTACAAAAATTAGCAAAAGATCCTCTTGGTGGATACAGACTAAAAGATGGCACAAGTGCAATCTATGATACATTTGATTCTATTACTAAGGAAATAGAAGGCTACAGAAACCTTCTGATTCAAGAACTAATGCGTCTTGAATCATTAACGGAAATGGAGCGGTTTGATAAAGATCCAAGGCTTGCCAAAAAATTAGCCGGCAGAAGAACTACCCTTGCGTCTTTTACAAAAGAAATTGATCAGGAAATTGCTGAAATAAAAAATTCTGCTTTTGAAAAAATTTCAAGAGCTAAACTAATGGAAGAATCTTTATATGGAATACCCCTTAGGGACTATCCTGTATTTACCCAGGGTCCAAAATTAAGTTCAAAAACAGGCAAAATGCTTAAAGGACCAATTACTCCTGTAACTGGTAAAGCGCTTGATGCTGCAAGAAAAAAATATGCTATAGGAAAACATTTGTCAGATTTGCAAATTTCTAAAGGAAAATCGGCAAAAGCTCGTCAAGCATTAATTGAATATTTTGATTTTACAGATGAACAAATAGATAAAGAAGTAGATGAATATACCAAAAGGCTTTCAGCAACCCAAAAGAAGTTAAAATCGCTTGATGAGTCAAAAACAGAGTTTTCGGAAAAACAACGAGCGAAGCAAGCAATTCAAAAGCCTCGGGTGTTGTCGCAAGGTAAAAGAATCATTCCAGCTCCTGGTTCGCTTGAGGATGTAAAGACAATCTTAGATGTTAACAAAGTTGGCATGGGTTCATTGGATATTCCGCAAAGTACACGGATTGCTGCAATGACGAATGCAAGAGGAAAGGCTTTTGCTGCCATAGCAGCAGGCAAAGATGCTATAACAAGAGTTGCTATAAAAGAATTTACGGATCTTGCTACACTCATTACGGCTGTTAGTGGCGCTATTCCTTTGCGTCAAATATTTAGAGATCCGTCTAAATATATTAGCTTAGCCGGTTCTGCTGAAGAACTAGCTATTCGTTTGCAAAAAGGGTATAAAAAAGCACTACTTTTAATTGACGATTCGATAAAAAAAATACTTATTCCAGAAGCCGATGGCAAAGTGTATCTTACGCCAGCTCAAACACGAGGGTTAAGTAATTTAAAGAAAATAAGAGCACAAATTACTCAAGAACTTATGGAAGTACTCAGTCTTGAAGATGCAACAAAGCTTCTTCCAGCTGTGTCTGAACCAATAACGCCAACTGTGAAGAAAGTAAAAGTGTTAGGCACAAAGATGAAGCACAGATTAAATGTGCTTGAACCGCCAACGGCTGAATATAATCCGCTTGGTAGACCTATCCCGGCGGACATGATACCTGGCCAAACATTTGCCGAATATGACAACATGTTTGCTAGAGCAAGAGCTGCTTCAAGAAAACTTCAAGAAGATTTGGTTTATAGCTATGTAAAATCCGAACAATTCTTAAAAGATGCATTTCCTAATTATGATTCCATGAATGTATCCGACAAGATGACTTTGAGGCAATTGTCTGCTGATCAACTTTATAAGAGTGTTGGTAGAGCAAGATTTGATCCATTAATTAAAAAGTTTAATACGACAATTGTTGATGCCTTAGCTGCTGAAGAATCAAGAGTTTTGAAAGAAATTATTAAGCAAGAAACAGCCCGGCTTGCTAGTGTTAAACCACCTATTGCTTTGCCCGCAAAATCTACTGCTCTTGAAGTATATCGTTCAATAAAAATGTCAGCAGAAAACGCACAAATAACATACACAACTGTAATGCAGAATATTATTAATGGCATAACAAACGATACAAAAATGCTTGGCAAAGCATTGGTGATTAAATCAGCAGCAACAACTGTTGCAAAAGGAACTGCTATACCTGTTGAAATTGCAATTATTAAAGGAATAATGCAGTCAATGATGTCATTGACTCCCGGAAGTTGGTCTAACGTACTGCTTCAATCTGTTGGTGATCAAATTGCTGATATAGAAAAAGCAATGATTTTGGCAGCTCAGGATGCAATAGACACAATAGAAACCGGTAGAACCGGTAGTATAATGAACAGGATGAGGCAGTTAATGCCTAGAGGGGAGAAGCTTACTCCTGATGTACAAAAGATTATTGATGACTTAAGATTGTTTGATATTGTTGGTGGGAAATCAAAAGACAATTTTAATAAATTGATAACAGACATTTTGTCTAAAGGTCCAATTGCGTCCGCAAGCAAAGAAGTGCAAGTTCGCATTGCGAGGATGCTCATCAGGCAAATTTTATTCCAAGCAGTTGCTGGGCTAAAAGATGCTGATGTAGATAAAGTAGCTGGTCTTCCTGCAATTCAAGAAGATGTTGTTGCTAAACAAGTTGAAGTTAGGGCAGGCAGGCTGAGGAGACAAAAAAATCTTTTGCCAGGATATCTTGCTCCGGAATTAATGGATAGGGGCGCAATTGATAATCTTGTACAAAATCTTGTTGATATTAGAGACTCTGCACAGATTGCAGCAGCAGGTGGAGATAAAGTTGATGACGCTCTTAAAACTGTATCTAATAGTCTTGATGATGCTAAACCTGATTTACAAAAACTAGCCAATGCTTTAAATAATCTTAGCAATAAACAACTTGTTGTCCCATCTCCTGCTGCTCCAGCCGCTCCAGTTATACAGGCAGTTGGCCAAGTAGCAGCCCAATCTTCTATTGCAGCAATTAATCCAGTCGTTAATGCTCTTGACGCAATGACATCTGATTTAAATGAAATTGCAAAAACATTGAAAGCCCTGCCGGTTAGTGCAATAAAAGGAAAAGGAACTACAGCTATTAAAAAAAGCATTGCTGATAATTCAGTTCCAGCACTTATAAGCAAGGCTCGTACTGATATTGAAAGAGCTGCAGGTATGAGTGCAAAGTCCGCTGCAAAGACTGCCGGGCAATTGGCAAAATCAACACAACTGCTTAATACTGTGCAGCAGGCTTTAAATACAGCTGTTGATAAAACAACAGAAGTGGTTCAAGAAGTTACCTCACAGCCAGGGGAGGTATTGCAAACCTTAACCGATGATCCGGTTACAAAAGTAACAGATCAGATCGGAGAGGCTGCTAAACCTCTTGAGGATGCTGCCGAAAATATTAAAGAAAATATGAATATTGCTACAAAAGGTTTTACAAAAAATATTAGTGATGCTGCTGACGCATTAGAAGTTCAAATAGATACAGCTTTTGCAAATGTATTTACTGGACCAAACTTGTTTAAAGGTCCAAACCAATTCATCGGAAACTCTTTTCTTGATGGGGATAAAATAAAGAATATCAAGTTTGTAGACAATTTAGATAGAACAAGAAACATTAGAGCAACTCGTAGAGTTGATACAAGTCAATTCCAATACGAAGATGATGTTTTTAAACCTTTTGGATTATTGGAATCTGCCGAAATGAAACAAAGAGCTGTTAGGGCAACGAAAGTTAGAAATATAAAACCATATGTTAGCAAAATTCCGTTAGGTAAAAACTTTTTTGATCAATTCTCTAAAGCCTATGAAAGCGGAAGAGCGATGCAATTTTTGGGTAAAAAAATTGCAAGTGTAGGTTCTGGCGAAAATCTTAAAAAAGTTGCAAGTGGTTTAACATCCATAGCCAAAGCAAGCGCCATCCTCCCAACAGCTGCAGTTTCAACATTTTTCTCTTCATTGCTCAATAGCAAACTGCTGACTCCCTTTCTGTTTATGTTCACTGCTGGTATATCAACTCTTGGGTTAAGAGCAACACGAGCAGCACAAAAATTAGGTCTATTTAATAGAGAAATTTACAGAACGGCTGCAGCGCAAACTGTTCTGCAAAAAGTTAACAAAGCGGCTGCAAGGGCTGGCGAGCAAATTACCGCTCAAGAGGCAGCAGCACGGGCAAAGTCTTTGTCTAGAGGGCAAAAATTTGTAATGGGGGCGCCGACTGTATTTAAAACGGGCACTGCTAATGTTCTTAAAAGTGTAGGCACTGCTGTCGGGGCTGTTGCGGCTAATTTTGTTAAATTGTTTATGGTATTAACCATACTTGCTCCGGTTGTTGTTATAATAGGTGCAATATTTGCAACATTTAAGACTATGGGGCAAGGTTCGTCTGTAGCAATTAATTACTTAAAAGAAGCATTTAATAATTTAAGACAAGCTATTGCAAATTTGGCTAATCCAATTTTTGATGTCATACAAAGCTTTGGTGGATTTAGTAATACTAAGTTGCAAAGTCAAGCGGAAAAATCTGCTGGCGCTTTTGCAACGCTTGCTTATTTTATAAAAAAGGTTTCTGAATCATTTAAAAAATTCACCGAAACTGTTGGAAAATCTTTTATGGCCAATACTTTCGCTCCATTTCTTACTAGAATTATAAACAAATTTATTATGCTTAAAAGGGCAATTGTTGCCACTTTTACTGGCGAAACAGAAACGGCTATTAAATACTTTAAAGGATTTTTATTTTCCTTGGGATACGATGTTGTCGGTATTATCGGTCTTGCGCTGAGGGGTATTGGTAAATTGTTTCAAAGCGCTTCTGGCGTAATTGGAAGTTTTTTTGGTTATGTAACTGATAAATTTATAGGTTTTACTCTTTATATACTTGAAGGGCTTAGATCAATTGCAATTGCAGCAACAGCTGCTTTTGGGATAATCGGGGGCTTAGTTACGGCTTTTGGCGGACCATTGGGCGCACCACTGCTTGGACTTGCTGGTGCTGCTGGCGTAGCCTCTGTTGCGATTATAGGCTTAGAGCAGACATTGAAGAAAAACCGAGCAAGTATTGTTGGTGGTGCTGCAAAAATAGGCACAGCGTTTTCTAACAAAGTTGGAGAAACTTTTGTTAAAGTTGGTAACAAAGCCGAAGGTGTTCAAAGCAAAATTGCTACCGCATATCAAAAAATTATGGGGGTTTCGTTAAATATTCCATTAATTAAGATTTTCAAAAATCCAAATGCTATAGCTGATGAAATTAGAGAAGCGTTTAAGAAGGCAGCCCCAGCGGCACTGGATGGTGGTGCAGGTCTAATTAATAAAATTAATCAAGCAGTAAAAAATGGTCTTTTAGATTTACAAGTTGAATTTACAGAAAAATTATTTAGCAACCTTGATGAACAATTTGATAAAGTTACTAACAACATTAAAAAACAACTTGATAAGCAAAGAGAAAACGCTCTTGATGCTTTTGACGACATGTCTGCTGGTATTGATGCCTTAGCTGAGGCTGAAGAAAAATTAACAAAGAAAATGGATTACGAAGAAAAACGTAGGGAGATGATACGCAATAGAGCCAGTGATGTTGAAAATTATATCCGTGAAAGAAAACTTGCTATATACGAAGGTCGTTATGAAGATGCAAGAAGGCTTGATGCGGAAGAAAGAAAAGCAAAACAATCAGCCGATAAAGAATTGCTTGATCTTGACAGAGGTTATAACAGAGATCTTCAAGCCGAGCAAAGAGAGATTGCAAAAGCTGTCATAGCAAATCAGAAAGAACAGCTTGAAAAGCAATTTGATCTTCTTGAAGAGCAATTTGATGAGCAAGTTGAACTTTTGAAAGAAAAGGGTTTTGCTTCAAAAGAAGAATTTGAAAAATCACTTAAAAATCTTGGCGGCATAGGGGTTGATTTCTCAGAAAAAATGGCTACCATATTTGGTAGCTCTATGGATGAGCTACCAAGTGCTATTTCCAAATCTATAGACTCAGCAATTAAATTATTTGACACAGACCTCAGCACACTTGTGGATATTGCTGCACAAAAATTTGGAGCAACTGCAAATGTTAAAGATCCAAAATCAATTCTTGGCGCTGCTTATCATATGGCAAATGGAGTTACCGATGCTTTCAAATCGGCGTTTAACGCCAGCGTAATTCCGCAATATGTTACTCCAACAATGGATGCTATTAAGACTTTGTTGACTACCACTACAACATCTGAAGCCATTACCACAATGTGGGATCAAGCAGGTATTCGTGCTGTAAATGCAATGATTAACGGAATAAAGAGAACAATCGCTGGGCTTAAGGGCGATCTATTTAGTGAATTTAAAACTAAATTTGAATCTCTTATAAAAGAACTTCAAGATTTAGCTACAATTAAAATTACACTTGAAACAATTCGTGAAGAAGAAAAAGGCGCTGGCGCTGGTGCCAAGTCTGAGTCAACACCAGGGTTCCAGTTTGAAGACCCAAGTGCTCCAAAATCACGTCCTGAAAAACCATCATATGCTTTCGGTTCAGCCGACAATATGGAAAGGCAAATTGAAGAATTTAATGAAAGATTAAGATCTAGATTAAGTGGCTCTGTGGACAACATGGAGCGTCAAATGAATACTGCGATTGATGAATCTTTTGACGCAAAAAAAATTGAAGACAAAATTGTGAAAATTGCTGTCCCAGCCCTTTCTAGAGTTTTTAAAGAAATCATGATAAAAATTGGTACTTCAATGGGTTCTTTTATAAAAGATAACTTGCTGATGGTGTTAACAATAGCAATAATTGGTCCTTTGAATTTGTTAGCAGCAACTGCACTGGGTAGAATGATGACAGCGGCTTGGGAGAAAATAAAAACTTTTTGGACTGAACAATTGCTTCCTTGGCTAGGTGGATTGAAAGATCAAATTGGCGAAAAAGTCAAGGATGCTTGGCGAGGTTTGTCCACAGGCTTATCAAATACATGGGGCAATATAACAAATTGGTTTACGGTTACAGTGCCAGAAAATGTTGGTGGTTTTGTAAAGAAAATTGGTGAAAAATTATCTGGCGCATGGGATGGCTTGTTTACTGGATTGAAAGATGTATGGAATGACATAAAGAGCTGGTTTGGTAAAAATGTTACTAACAACCCTGTGTTTAGTACAATTAGAGGCATCACTGGAAGAATTGGTGGAATTTTTCAATTTTCAGCTGGCGGTCTGGTTCCGGTTAAGGGCTATGCAAAAGGTGGCTATACTGGCGGATCCCCTAACACCGCAATACCAGCAATATTACACGGTGGTGAATTTGTTCTTAACGCTAAGGCTGTTGAAAGAATTGGTGTTGGTGCTTTAACAAAAATGAATGATAATCGCATTCCGTATTTTAAAAAAGGCGGACCTGTCGGAAAAGTTCCAACTGGTAGTGCTCTTCGGGGTAAAAGCGCAGACATGATGGAAAGGGCAATATTGGGTAAAACTAATGCGCCTCTGCCTAAAGTTTATCCAGCATCACCAATGACTTTTGCAGAATTAAGCAAAACTGA